AGCGTTGTATCAACGTAGACCAGGAGAAGTGGAATGCTACTGATGAAGTAGTTCAGCAAGCAATCCTGCGAGGCATACATAGCGGAGATATCTGGCTGACAAAGATTCGCCACGACAATAAAGGAAACCGGATCTACGGCAATGTCTGCCTGGAGGTTTTTCTCCCTTCTCGGGGGACCTGCCTGCTACAACATATCAACCTAGGCGCCTGTGAAGTTGGTGATATTGCTCCAGCATTTGTTGCTGGGATGTCTGAGCTGTGCTCCCTTCACGCTCGTACTGGCGTTGGGATGAGTGGGGAATACCTAAGCCCTGAAGATGACCGACAGGTTGGGCTAGGCATCCTGGGACTGGCGAATCTGCTCAGACGATATGGAGTCACCTACGAAGACTTTGGAGTGGCATTGGAAGATGTCGTCACCAATGAATACAAAGAAGAGTACAACTCAGCCTACGTACTAGCTCTTGAACTGAGGAACGGCATTGAGCAGGCAGCACAGGTAGCTAAAGCCAACAATATGGATAGGGCCTTTGCCATCGCTCCAACAGCCTCATGCAGCTACCGCTACACAGATCTGGATGGATACACATGCTGCCCAGAGATTGCCCCACCAATTGCACGAGAAGTCGATAGAGATTCAGGGACTTTTGGTGTGCAGAGTTTTGACTATGGTCCGGTGGAGATTGCAGCAGAGGTCGGCTGGAAGGCCTACAAGTCCGTTGCTGATGGCATCTTGAGATTGCTTGACTCTACGGGTCTGCTGCACGGGTACAGTTTTAATAGCTGGTCTGATGTTGTCACCTATGACAACGCATTCATTCAAGAGTGGCTTGAGTCACCTCAGACCTCTCTTTATTACGCCCTCCAAGTCATGCCTGACACTCTCCGCAAGGATGATGCAGCAGCAATCTTGGATGACGACTACAAGGAAATCTTCTCATTTGCAGAAGATGATGAGTTCTGTGTATCTTGCGCCGAGTAATGTCGAAGTATTTAGAAGTAGTAGCTAGAAAACGTAAATGGACTCCAGTCGCTGTTGACAAAGGAGAAGTAGCCCCAGGATCAGAAGCAACCCTGCAGCGGGCCCTGGCACTCCGCTGCCTTGAGCTTCCTGTTAAGTCATTTCTCCAACAAGGTCTGGACAAGGAACTCCCTAACAAACCTGGGGTTATTGAAGCGCTGATGTCAAATCAGGCAGACGAGGATAAACATGATCTGGGTCTGAACTATGTTATTGCTGCTCATGGTAGTGATGCAAAGGCAGAGAAAGAAGCACAACGGATTAAACAGGCATGGCTGGATGCCCCTGAGCATCCGATCCTTAAGGCTTCCATCCTGGAAAGGTCTGTCTTCTTTGTTCTGCTCCCGTTCTTCCGGTTCAACGGGGATGTAGGCATCAGGACCCTGGCAGCAGACATTAGCCGTGATGAGCAGACCCACGTTGCCATTCACGGCATGGTCTGCCACGACCTGGGAATTAAATCAACAGAGAACCTGAATCGTCTTCGCCGGGCCACTGTGGCATGGGTGATGGATGAGCTGGTCAGTAGTGAAAACAAATGGCTAGATAAGGACTTCTGGATTAAGCAGTCTGATTCTCTTTATCTGAAAGGTAAAGCCGAAGGTCTAGCCGAAACACAACGAGCAAGGATGCCAGCTTTCTTTGAGGCATCAAACGTAAACCTCCCTGCATATGGATGAGCTATCCGCAAAGGATGTGTTTGAAGGGGAGCAGGTTCTAGAAAAGCTTATTGAAGAACTTGACTCCCTTTTTCCATCCTTCCTGCCCACACCTATTAGCACCATCTCTGAGATCATGTTTCGATCAGGACAAAGATCCGTTGTTGAATACCTTTCACAAAAGCTAGAAAACTAACAATGTGTACACCTTCAATGCCATCGATGCCAGAGATGCCAGCTCCGGCACCTCTGCCCAAACCTGAACCGCTTCCCACACCACAGCAGGCACCAACCCCTCCCGTGATGGCCCCTCAGCCCCAGGCTGTTGCCCCCACCCCCGCAGCTCCACTTCCCCCGATGTTTGATCGGGTGGATCCCCAGGCACCCCCTCCGACTCTGGTACAGGGACAGATGGCAGGCCAAGACAACGCCATCGTCAAGCGCCGCAAGTCACAACGTCAAGAGCTGCAGCAGGCCAGCGGTGGTACCTCGGCTCTGAGGATTCCCCTGGGTGGTCAGGAAGCAATTGGATCCACACCCACCGGATCAACTGGGTCCACAGGACTCAACATTCCTAAGTAGAAATGAAAGAACAAGCCCAAGCCCGTTATCAGTTTCTGGCAACGGATAGGCAGTCCTTTCTGGATGCTGGACGAGAAGCAGCCCGCCTGACCCTTCCCTATCTTCTGACAGAAGAGGGGTTGGCAACTGGCGGACCGCTGATCGTCCCCTGGCAATCAGTAGGGGCTAAGGGCGTCAACGTGCTGGCATCAAAGCTGATGCTCAGCCTCTTCCCAGTCAACACCAGCTTCTTTAAGCTGCAGATCAATGATGCAGAGGTGGCCTCCATTCCAGAGGTTACCCCACAGATTCGCTCTGAGATTGATCTCTCTCTGGCAAAGATGGAGAGAATGATCATGCAGCAGATTGCAGAGTCATCCGACAGGATCATTCTGCATACAGCGATGAAGCATCTGATCGTCACCGGCAATGCTCTTGTATTTGCAGGGAAGAAAGCCCTTCGTGTCTATCCGTTAGACCGATATGTAATTTACAGGGACGGAGATGGTAACCCCATCGAGATCCTAACTAGAGAGATTATTCACAGGTCACTCCTGCCCAAGGAGTTTCAGAAGCCCCTGCTGGATGAACAGGATTCAAACTCTCCTGGAGAGGATGGTCCTAAGTTTGGAGTTGCCGGAGTTTCTGATACCGAAGAAGCCACGGTTTACACCTGGGTCAAGCTCAAGGATGGTCAGTGGCGTTGGCATCAAGAGGTAGATGGCAAGATCCTGCCTGGCTCCGAATCAAACTCACCGAAGAATATCAACCCCTGGCTCCCGCTTCGCTTCAACGTTGTTGATGGGGAAGACTATGGTCGTGGGCGTGTTGAAGAGTTCCTTGGAGATCTGAGAAGCCTCGAAGGATTGATGCAGAGCATGGTTGAGGGTAGTGCAGCAGCCGCTAAGGTTGTGTTCCTAGTCTCTCCGTCAGCTACTACCAAGCCTCAAAGCCTTGCACGTGCTTCCAACGGTGCCATCATTCAAGGTCGCCCCGATGATGTGGGAGTTGTCCAGGTCGGTAAGACTGCTGACTTCCGTACTGTCCAGGAGATGATTCAGAACCTCACTCAACGCCTGAGTGATGCGTTCCTGATCTTGAATGTTCGCCAAAGTGAGCGGACTACGGCAATGGAAGTCCAGGCTGTACAGCAGGAGCTCAATGAGCAGTTGGGAGGGATCTTTGGAAACCTCACAACTGAGCTGCTCCAGCCCTACCTGAACCGCAAACTATTCCTCTTGACCAGGAACAAAGCCATCCCCCAATTGCCTAAGGGCCTTGTCCTGCCCACAGTGGTGGCTGGCCTAAATGGGATTGGACGTGGACAGGACAGAGCTGCATTGCTGGAGTTCCTAACCACGGTTGGACAGGCTATGGGCCCAGAAGCCTTAGCTGTCTATGTCAACCCCACCGAAATCCTTAAACGTCTTGCCGCTGCAAGTGGCATCGACTCTCTGGGTCTGATCAAAACTCCAGAGCAGATGGATGCAGAGAAGCAGGAAGCACAGCAGCAGGCCATGCAGGCCCAGGTAATGGGTCAGATGGGTCAGCTTGCCAAATCACCGATAGCAGAACAACTAATCAATGCCCAACAGCAACAACAGCCAGAACCAGCAGCGCCGTCGGGCCCGCCAGTCTGACGGTAAGTACCTTGGCGAAAACCCAGCAACCCCAGATCTCAACATTGCCTGGGAGCCTACTGAGGTTGAGCCTGTGATCAAGGAAGCTGGCAAGTATGCAATTAAACCGCAAGTAACCGGATCGAGCCAAGCTCAGGAAGAAGCTGGTAAATACAGCAATAAGGACAGCCAAAAGCTTCGGCCTACATTCGGTTCCGTCTATTCCACCACCTACTGATATGGCAATCACCACATTCGATCCCTCAACTGACCAACCTGAACAGGCCCAACTGAGTGCAGAAGCAGAGGCCCTTGCACAAGGGGAGAAGATTGCACAAGCTCAAGAAGAGGATCGTCTTCGTAAGTACCAGCAATCCGATGATGAAAATGAGAACGTCTCACTCATCGCTGGTAAGTTCAAATCACAAGAGGAGCTTCTGAAGGCCTACAAGGAGCTTGAATCCAAACTAGGCAAGAAGAGTCAAGACGATGAAGAAGACGCCTCAGAGGAGCCCACAGAGGCCTCTCAGGGTGATTCTGATCAGGCAGAGGAAGTAGAGGAGCAGCCAGTCTCTGAAGCAGTTGACTACATGTCACAGCTTGGGGAGGAGTATGCCAAGACTGGAACCATCTCTGATGAAGCCATCGAGCGTCTCAGTCAGATGGATCAGAAGGAGCTGATTCAATC